ATCTTTACATGTTCACCTAAAATATGTGCTTGTCTTTCTACTTCTCTATCCACAGCTTCAACTAAGTGATCTTCTAGTTTACTTTGAAGATTCAACCCAGTATCTCTGACAATTAAGTCAAGCTGTTGCTTTAATAATTGCTCTCGTGAAATCTTCATTGTTAAGTTATATAACTTTAATACACGATTTGCTTCTCTACTAAAGTCTTTATGTCGAACATACATTTTAGCTTTATGTCTAAATGCCTTTACGTCAAACGCATCAGCATTTTTCTTAACTTCTAACATTGTTAATCCAGCAGTGGTTGCATATTTGGCATAAAATGCCAATAATTCTTTAGCAATTTCTGCATACATCTGCAAAATAATTCGTTCTAACTCAGTTGTTGCTTGTGCATCCGCTTGTATTTCACTCTGTATGACATTTTGAGCTCGTTCTAGCCAATATTTTGAATTATTCATTGTATTGGCCACCTAAAATTAAATAATGGTACTGATCTCTTTCCCATTCAGATACTTGAGTTCTGTTCTCAAAAAATAGAGTTTTATTGTATTATGTGATGGTAAAATCCTATGATTACGGCTTTTATCATCATATGTTATTTAATGAATTTTTTATTTTGTTGCCCAATTCGTTGCCCAATTTAGTCATTTTTAAAAACTGGGCAACTAAAAAGGCTCTATCCCTTATGTATCAAGAGATAGAGCCTTTTTTATCTTCATTCATTATTTCTAATTGTTTTTGATAATTATAGAGTTTTTCCGCTGTTTCTAAAGTTAAATTTTTTAATGAATTTCTATCATTTTTCAGTCTATTTCAATCGTATGTTTATGTACCCACCCATTAATTTTTGGATTAACGCCCTCTTTTCAACACCACCCATAACAATTTGATTATTAAGCTCCATGCAATAAATCCGGATACAAATTCTTTTTTGGTTGATTTTCTGATATTTACTTTCATATATTTTTAGCACCTTTTTATTTATCTTCTTTTTCAAGCGATCTTTGATACTCAAATAACTTTATTATCGTTTTGAATTTAGCGTCGTGTATTTTAGTGTTACCCACCTTTAAATCTGTTACAGTCTGACGTGGTATTCCAGAATTTTTTGAAATACTATACGGTGTATTATTAGCTAGCAATTTTTCCACTTCACCTATAATAGTTTTAATTTCACTCATTTTTAATCACGCTTTCTATCTTTTAATAATTTTAGTACTACAAATGTAGTAGCTACGTTCAGCAATACATTTGTTTCTCCTAAGTTGACAAACAAATTAACCCATAAACAAATAACTAGTATTATTGCAATTGTTTTCATATTATTATCGTGTTAGAATTATGATAGTAGGTAAGCCCCTAAGGGCTTAACCTTACTTTTCTTTATCGCCTTTCAGTGATTTGACGAGTACCATTGTCGACGCCACTGATAAGGCGATATTTGTTATTCTCTCCATAAAATCTAGCACGTTCTTGCCTCCTCTCAACTGGTATACCTCATTATAGCACGCTGTAGCGTACGAATCAACGCTTTTTTGTGAACTTTTTTAATTTTTTGCATAAAAAATAACCGCATCAATTAAGATACGGTTATTACTTATTTAAATTCAGAACAATATGTTTTACCTTTTTACTTAGCTAGTCAAAAGTTCTTTCTCAGTTTTCTTAAGTCTTTCTTTTTTATCTAAACCAAGATGTAATACATATTTATATGTTTTTTCAATAAAATTATTAACTTCTTTTAATGAGTCAAACATTTTATATTCAATATTCTCAAAGTAGAAATTATTAACAAACTTTTTCTTATAACTTTTTAATGATTGATTAGTTTGTTCGAATTCACATTTAAGCCCATCCAAAAACATATTAATAAGTTCTAAATTGTCTATTTCATCATCAAATGATAAAATTTTTCTTCTTTGGGTTATAAATTTAATTTCATTCTTATGATAACTTTCTCCTATAATTTCAAATGCCACACCTACAGCTAAATTACTATGGAGATAAATATCTGGATAATAACTTAAAATCGAATAATTCACTTTGAACATAACAAATCACTCCTTGTACAGTGGTGAAGCAAGTATTATTATTAAATTGTAGGAGTGAAATTCCCTCCTGACAGATTATCGCTCGAATGTCCATTCAATCTTTATAAAGTAGAGATTTATTAATATTAACAATTTGGTACATTTGAACTTTTTTATTCCCTTCACTCGCATCTTCTTAAACTTATATGTTCATTATACAAATATAAAAAGCTATAACGATTTAATTGCAGTTTATTCAAAATATCTGTTAGTAGTTATATTTTTGTACATCCTAGTATATATTACAAGATTACTACTATAATTCTTCAATAAAAAACCACACCCCTAAATAAATAGCTAGTGTGGATTTGTTGGTGATGTAAGAAAAAAAGAGCTCATCGAAACAATTACCTATGTATATTTTACAAATGTTTATCGTTGCTAGTTTTCACTTGTATAATATTACACTAATTAAGACAAGTTCTTTAGTTTAGTAATAGATTTACTCTCCACAAAACCTAACTGATTGATTCTTTTTATGTCATTACCTACTATTGTTTGAATTGATTTTATAATTTTTATTATTTTATATTTATTATTAATTTGTTTTATGAAATGATGGATTATAAAAACTACCACTGCTAGTCTGCTCGAATAATTCCCATCTTTAAATTGAAATATATCATCTTTCCAATCATTATGAATAATGGGGGCAGTAGTCAATTGAATATCTATAACATTAGAATTATGCGCACAAATGTTTCTTATAAAATTAAGGCATTTTAACCATGAAATCAACTGCTTATTACTGCATTTATAATATTCTGAAATTTTCCGCAAGTTTTTATTTGACATTAGCTTTAACAAATTGACTATATCTCCAAACATCAATACGTCAGTCATCAACCAGATACTCGGCAACTTATCTTCATTAAAATTCTTTTTTTCTTTTATTTCATAATTTCTAGATAACTTGATTTTTTTCATAAGATTTTTTTGAATCTGTTTTCTTGGTAATTCAAATAATGCTTACAATACTCATTTTTATTACACCACTTTGAAAAATCTAAGTAGCCAAAGGCTCCATATGTTTCTCCTAAAACATATGATATTCTAGTTTTTAAAGAAACTTCTATTTTTTCAATTGCATGTAGTAAGTAAATTCTTAAATTTTTGTCTTGATAGTATCTAGTTATGACATCATCAAATTTAACATCATTATAAACTCTAATATTGTTGCCCAATTCACTTTTAGTTTCTTTAGACAACGGATGTGCAAATTCTTTCAATTTATAATATCCTATATTTTCTAATTTTTTTATAGCATTATCGATATTGTTTATAACCATGCCTCTCTCAATCAATAAATTCGCTTGTTCTTGAAAATTCAAAGGTTTAGGTTTCATTTTCCACCTCAAAAAAATACCCCCACGTCAGAACTTGTCTGCCTAAAAAGGAGTGGGGGCGTAGTCGTTATACTCAAATAATAATCTATAAATTTTTGAATGTCAATCTGAAAATAATCGCTCTTAATTATTATAGCTGGTTTGACACAATTGGATAATCAATGACTTTTTCTTACAAATTCAATGTATAGCGGGATTGGCTACCAGAAAAGTAGTAATATTACAATACCTTTTTAGCATATTCATATAAGATCTTTGCATTCTTTAAGCTTAAATTTTCAATTCTTCTTTCTCCACGGCGCATAGCATTAATATTACCGTAACTTATCCCTGTATCTTTATTAATTTGATAACTCGATATCTCTTTGTTTTCTATCAACTTTTTGATTGTATTGAATATTTCATCATAGCAATTCATAAATTAGATGAGGCGAAAATTTTTTAGAATATCAATAGTAGTATAACTAAAATGAAAATACCGATTGATAAACAAAAAGATATTTTTTGTTTTGTTTCTCTTTTCATATAGTGTTACCTCCTTTATAATGAGAGGTAAGAACCCCATTTCGGGGTCTTACCTTAGAACGTTCTGCGAATGAATTCGATGAGTAGTAGTATGAAAGTCCCTATTTTCAAATAGTACTCAACATTTTCGCGACGTTCTTTTTTTATTCTTTTTTTCGCCTCATCTCTTCACCTCCAGTAATTTTTTGCAGTTCAAATTAACTACAATAACGTTATAGCTCATTAGAACTATAAAGTAAAGCTATTTCAGTATTTTTTCAGAAAATTACAAATTTTTTTCAACTACAACACAACATATTTGAAGCACCTACAAATTATCAATTTACATAAAAAAAGACAGCCATTTCTGACTGCCCTTTGATTTAATCTTTATATTCTTCATCTACTTCAATCGTATGTTTATGTACCCACCCATTATTACTTGGCGAGTAAGTTCTACACCAAATATTGCCTTGTGGGTCTTGAATTTCTTCATAAATATATACAACCGAACCCGCTTCAAGCACATCTTTTTCGTATGCAAAGCTATAATTATCAAAGCTATTGCCTGCACGTTGACGTAATGAAGCATCGTACTTAATTGTACCTCTGTAATATGGTTCTTCTGACCAAACTTTAATGCGTTGACATCCTACTGGTTTCTTTTCAACGATATCATCATCACTTGGTTGATTTACAACTTCATTTGTATCAACCTCATCTAGACCATCAATATAACGTTGTACTAAGTTATCAATTACCTCGATATCATCTCGAGCATAACCACATGCCTGTAATGCGTTACCTGGGTCACGCTTATCAGCTTGAATATCCTGATGACCTGGACATTTATGCCAATGATTAATCCCCCATGAATCTACTAAAGTAGCAAATACTCTTGCGAAATTATCTAATGCTTTTAATGAACGCTCTCTATCATCTTCGAAGTAACATAATTCGCCACCAAATGCTGCATCATTTGCATCGTCACCAAAGTAATAATTATCTGTCGGTGTATCATATAACACATGCCATGCCTTTTCATCTAATGGTACACAAATAATACATTCTTTATCATCTACAAAGAAATGCGCAGATGCTGTTGATGCCCAATCTTGTAAGTAGGTACTTTTGTAATAATTCACATTTTGTTGTGCAGTACTTCCCGGATTCCCCGTATCATGATATACCGCAAAAATTGGCTTACCTGTATCCAAAGCTTGCCCAGTTCGTCTTGTCCCAAATGGAATAAAATCCGTATAAACGTCGACACCATTCCAATTACCTAAATATGACTTTGCCATAAATATCACTCCTTAAATTTTGACATAAAAAATACGACTAACTTAGTCGCTTTGTTTTCGTTGTTTACTTTTCATTTTGATTTTCAATTACACCTAAACGCTTTTTTAAAACATCTGGAATTGGTACACCCAATATAGCTGCGTTTTCAATAATACTCGTGGATTCTGCAATAATTAAAAAGATTACCGAACTATTCACTAAAATACCATCTAATCGAAAAATAATATCTAATGTATTCGCTACTAAAACCACACATAAATAAGCAATTTTCTTAATATATCCTGTAATTGCTTTGTGACTCCATAACTTCCCTTCTGAAAATGCCTTTAAAACTCCAGTAATAATATCAATAAATATCATAATTAAAAGCAAATCAATAAATACTGAATTCCCTGAATAAATTAAACTCATAAAATCATCAACTTCAACATTAAAATCTTTAACTTGTTCCATTATATCCACCTTTTAATAAATTCCATACACAGCTGTAATAGCAGCTTCTGAATCAACTGCATTTTCATTATCTGTTGCCATTTGTGTTTTATATAAATTTAAATGAGTATCATCTTGAACTAAAATACCAATTTCTTCCAAATTACCATTTTTCAAATTCCCTTGCGTTAACCTTAAGCCACTTTGATTCAAATAGATACGTTCATTATTTGCTGGCACCGATACAAATCGCGTTGCATTTTTATCGGTGTAAAAACTTATATTAATAATTAATTTCATATAATTGTGTATATTATCTCTTAGTTCCATAACACTACCTTTCTTAGCAGTACCTTCCCATAATAAAATTGGTTGAGATGAACGCCATCTTTGATGCAGTTGGCCTTGCCATTTTTCAATCGAAATATCCGCGCCTAATATTGTAAACATACCATTATCTGGGTCTTTCATTATTGCCTCAATATAGCCATTTGAATTGTTACCATTTCGAACAGGAATGTTTCTAGTCGAACTATCAAACCAATAAATACCACTTTCCCTAATATTATTAACATCATCCAAAACATTTGAGTTTACTTGTAGTCCGGATCTTGATGTTGAATTAATTAAATTTTCTAAAGCAACTAATTTTTTCTGATGGGAAAGTTGCATTGATTTCAAACTAGTATAGGCATGATTATAACCATCAATAAATGACATACCATGTTCATCATTTTCAGTATATATGTTCATACTATTTTTCAATTGTTGAAATTTAGTTTCAAGGTCTTGGATAGCATGCACTCTATCATTGATAACCGTATTTTTATATTCATTAAATTCTTCAACATTAATCCATTGCTTAGTTAAAGCAACTTGATTTAGTGCATTAATACTCTTTTGAATAGCATCAGCAGCATCAAAATATGCATTAATCTTTGTTTCTAGTGGCTCAATGATATTTAATTTCTCACTGACAAACGCATCAAAATCATGTTTCAATTTAGCTATGAGTTGTTCTACTTCAGTAATGTAGTCCGTAGAATTTATATTCAACTCAACTTTATTTTTCTTGATTTTAATTTTAAATTCGAGTGTACTATCCGCTTGTTCATCACGCATTAATTTGAAAAATGCTTGTTCATATTCACCATCAGCACTAAATGCTTGCCTTGGAAATACATATCTAAATTCACCGTTTTTTGCATCTAAAATAGTAGCGCCAGACTTGTCTATAATTCTAGTTCCATCTGGTTTAATCCCCTCAAAAATGACAGATAGACCTTCAATATTATAACGTGTACCATTACTAACCAAAGTAACAGTAACCGCTTTTAAAGCACCATCACCAACACGACCAACAACCAATTGCTGATTCGCTTGATCTTCAAATTGCTTAGTAATATCAAAAAATAAATCTTGATTTGCCATGAATATCACGCTCCTTCATTATCCGTAACACCAATAAAAATTTTTAACTAGTTCATATGCATATATTTCGTGTATCTTTTCGTTTGGATGCAATCCGTCAACCATATTAAACCTTCTAAATCCAGGATTATACGGTTCGATAACATTAGTATGATAAGCATCATATACTGGTACTTTTAATTCATTACAAGCAATAACTTGTGCATTTACATAATCTTCTAAGTTTAAGCCAAGTGTGTTATGATCAGTGTCTTTTCGTCGTATAACACCATTCTGATTTACTGGACATTGACGTGTTGCAGTCATAACTAATATTTTGGCCAACGGAAAACTATTCTTTAAATATTGAATTGTTTGATAAAACCCACCATAGAATTCATTGATGTTAGTTTTATCTGTTCCAATTGGAATTCCATTTCTTACAAGCCAATCATCATCAGTACCTTGAACAATAATTAGGTCAGCATTACGTATTTTTCTAGCTTGTCTATATATGCTGTCAGCATCGACATCTGCCATTGTCGCACCACCAATTGCAAAATTTTGAACATTTGCTTGAATACGTTGAGCTATAATATTGCCAAAATTTGTATTTGCATGTGAACCTCTTGCAACAGAGTCCCCAATAACAGCTATATTACTTATTTGATGAATATTGTTAGACTTTCTGAAATAATCCGTAACAATAGTTCCATTAGACGTCACAACTGTTAAATCTGATGCATTAACTCTTGTTTCATTTCTAAAATACTGATATTCGGCAGCAATACGCTCATCTAGCGAACGATGCGAAACACCTTTACTATCAACTTTTGCTTTTACATACTCATCCGTTATACGCATTGGTGATTCTTCTGGCATCACTATCGCTCTAACTTCTCTTTTTAACTCATCAAATTTGTTATCAATCTTTGTTCCAACTTGCTTCATTATCTCTTTAACATTTGTAGCATTCATATTTGTTATCTCTTTGAAATTTTCCTCAATATCCTTTTTAAATTCTTTGAAAACTGGGGATAAGTTAATTTTCATATATATCACTCCCATTTTTAATATTCATAAATATCTTGTAAAATCACTTTATCAGTATTGAATTCTTCGCTATCATTTTCATCTATACCAACAATACTTTGATTTGAAACTATAGCTATTTTATTTAAATGCTGATTTTGCCCAATAGGAACACTGTGTATGCACTTAATGACTTCGCGATTAGCAAATAATTTTTTCGAGATAAATTGTTGATTTAAAGTATCTGTCGTTAAATGCTTCCAAACTAAAATAAGCCCATTTTTTAAATCTGAAATAGGTTTAGTCAAGTGAATCACATCGTTCTGATTTAAATTCACATTTAAATTTTCAATTTGAAGATAAGTATTTTCCTTATTAAATATTAAATCTAACTTCTTTTTATCATACTTTGACATTAAGCCGTCTTGATCATGTGTTGCTTTTACTATTAAATCAGGGTTTATACCTTCACTAGTTAGCGCATTTATTTTGTTGTTACCACCATCACGACTAATCGCTATGCCATTTTTTGAGAAAATAACCTTATTCAAACCACTTACACTTTGAATTCCATCACTATCAAATTGCAGAGATTGCTTTACATCAGAAAATTGATTAAGTAATAATTTTAATAATCCAATATCACCATTACTTACATGTTGTTGAGTCGCTAATTTTTCTACCTTTTCAATATTTGAGATACTATTATTAATTTGAGAGCGGTACCTATCTCTCTTTTTATAGTCACCCAATGTAACTTCCTGTTTCACAATAACATTTTGTTCATCACGTACAGTTTTTACTTCAACTATTCGAATATTATCAAATATATTTAGAGCATTATCTTTCACCGGAACTACATCACCTACATGAGCAACTGCATGATTAAAGTATTCATTTTTCAAATATAGAAAATCTAAAGTTAGTGATTGTTTTAAAGAATTGTCAACTACATGTTTCATCTTTTCCAACAACACATTTTCATCTTTCACACGGCCATCTTTAATTGCAGGAGCTTCAAAATAACCTACATTTTCAGCTAATGGATGTGTATATTCAAGTTTTAATTTCGCATCTCTTATCGCACTATTTTCAGGAAAGTCCCCGTAGCCGTGAATTCTTGTGAAAAATTGATTTGCATCCTCTTCAAGCTTAAAATTCAATGCATTCATACCATTATGAATATAGTAATTAGCTACATCCTCTACGCGCTTATTAATATAAAATGCCTGATTATTAGGATTAAAATAAAATTCCATACCATAGCGTTCTAAACCCTTTTTCAATGTACTAAACGCTGAGTCTCCATTACCTGCATGTTCCCACCTTACTGAATCTGCTTTTGATTCAATAATAAAATGATACTTGCTATTTTTTTCAATCGTTTTAAAGTATTCAAAAGGTGTATAACTACCCGTGATATCATCAAATACCATTTCTGACTTTAAATCATCTATTTGTTTTTCTTTAGCAATTACACTTACTTTCACGGATTTACCAGTTGAATCTCTACGCACAATTGTCACAACAAATTTTCGTATATCATCTGCATTGACAACATTAGTTATCAACCATTTTTTAGCTATTGTTTGTGAAACTAATTTCGTTTCCTCTGTTTCATAAAATTCAAACTTAAGTTCACTATCATTATTTAACTTCTCAGTTAGTATTGTTTTAACTGGTAAGATAAATGCTTCACCTTCATAATTAATTACTTTTATCAAGGTTTCACCTACTTTTTATAAAATCGCATATCAAATTCAACACGTTTTACTGTTTGATTAAATAAGAAATTATTAAAGCCGGGATAGAAAGCAGGCAGTTCGATATTCGTCTTTTCAACAATAGACTCATTATTTTTAGTAATGTTAAGTCCATCATATACAAGCACATCCCCTGCGTCTAAATCAATATCTTTAATCGACATCGTTTGTCTGTTATTCAAAGACCAATCAAATGCATTTGTACTTGTCCCAATTATAATTTTAACTTTTTTATACATATTAAATTGGTTATTAGGAACCGTACCATGATAAAATACTTTACCTTTATTGATGTTTTCAAAAATATACGTCCGCTTCGATGTATCATTAAAGTCAATATCTAATGCAAAATCCCAATAATTATCAATTTCATTATGATGCAACTGTATGCTGGTGCCAGATGATTCAGCAAATGGTAATTCAACTGTTTCAAATTCAAAAACAACATTACATTTATTCAACTTTTGTATTGGTAACATTACATTTACCAGTTTAACCAGGTATTGATTACCAGATACATAAACATTAGCTTGCTTATTATGTATTGGCGTCCCTTGACCATTGACTTCTTGATAATCATATTGTGTTGTATCTTTAAATTGATATTGATCTTTTTCAAATTTTCTAAGCTCACGAATATAAAATGGTTCATGATCTTGTAACAACTGAAACATTAAATCACGTTGAATTGCAAAGTCAACATTATTTTCAGCAATAAAAAATGCAGGTACAACTATTTTACGTTTATGATACACGCTACTAACCAATCGCCTGCCATGTATACCTTCGAAATCTTGGTATTTATCAGTCATTTCAATGCTTTGTATTTTTATATCAGAGACAATAATTTGATAGTCAGACAAATAAAATGTCTGACCATTATTCTTAATAATTTCTATATCCAATATCAATGCCTCCTTTAAAATTCAAATATTGAGTGATTTGTAGCATTAACATCGTTAACAATACTTGTTAATGCTTCATTATCAATAGCCATTTCTATTCTAACTGTTTTCATATTAGGATTTGATTCAATGGTGTGATTATGTTGTACCATAGTACGTAATTCGCCTCCAATTTGACTTAAATCACCTGTAACGTCACCAATTACTGGTGCATTTAACCGGGGATTAAAGGCTGATTGCATTCTCTCTGCAATGTTAGAAATATTGCTGATTACATTAGAACTTTCGCTGTTAACTCCAATGATTAATCCTAGCATTGTATATGCCCCAATCGACTTAAATACACGCGAAGGCGATTTAATGCCTAATAAACTTTTAGCTGTATCAATAGCACTGCCTACTACACCTTTCACTTTATCTACAAGTGACTGCGCCATATTCCCAACACCATTGATTAATCCTCTTATTAAATCCATGCCCGCATTAAAGAAATCAGTTGTAAAACTTTTTACAGCTGAAAGTGAACTAGACACCTTATCTTTTATAGCATTGTAAATTTGACTCATTTTATCGCGCACTGCTGAAACAACTTCTTGAAATTTTGATGAAATAACCTGCCAAATTTGTTGAGCAGTATCTCTGACAATATTATAAGAAGCTTTAATCTTTTCAAAAATGGTTTCTTTTAAATAATCCCAAAGTACACGGGCAATACTAACGATACCGTTCCAAATTGCTGCCAAAATACTTTTCAAACCATTCCATATTGTTGTTGCAATTGATACAATACCGTTCCAAACCGTACGTCCTATATCTAAAATGGTTTGCCATGCACCTGACCAATTACCAGTAATTACTTGCATAACAAATGTAATAATATTTAATACTACAGAAATAGCTGTTTGTATTATTGTCGTAATTACAGTCCAAACGGTTTGAATAATCGTAACAACTATGTCCCAACCAGATTTAATAATCGCAACAATAATATTTATAATTGTTGTTATATAAGCAGATATTTCATTCCAAATAATCATTACTGTATCCATAATCAATTGGTTATTTTGTTGCCACCAAGAGACTAAAGTCCCCCAAACACTTTTTATAAATGAAACTATCGCATCAACCACTGTTAAAAATATATCTTTAATCATATTCCAAATCTCAATAACTTTATTTCTAAATGATTCATTTGTTTTCCACAAATAAATAAAAATAGCTATTAAAGCAGCAATACTACCAATGATGATTAATACCGGTGCACTTAAAGAACTTAGTGCCGTTGCAATTAAAGCAATTCCTTGTACCAATATGCTTGCAACAGTTCTGACAATTGAAAATACCACCTTTAAAATATTCAATTTATTAATTAATGGCACCATATATGTAATCAAAGCAGTGATTATTGGTGAAAGTGACATTAACATTCCACTAAACATGGTAATTACACCAATCATTTGAGCCACAGCTGGATGCATTTCAAATAATTGAGCTATAAAACCTGCTACAGCATTAAGTACATTTATTACAATTGACCCGATTGGTGCCATTGCTGAAATAAAACTCAAAAGCGCTCTTGCGATATTGCTCACTAACGAAACTAACACAGGTGCATTTTCATTAATATATGTTATGAAATTTTTAAACCCTTGTGATTGCGCTAAATTTTGAGACCAGACTCTAAATTTTCCAGCTAATGCAGAAATAGCTGATAATAATGTTCCTGAATTAGATCCAAAGGCTTTAAATATATTAATCATACCTACAAATGTATCTGCAAAAATTTTACCAATTAAAGGCAAGTTTACTTTTATAAAATTAATAAATTGATTAATTCCTTCAGCAGTGGATACTTTTGTTGACCAAATTTGAAATTTTTCCGAAAGCGTTTCTAAACCTTTAGCAACATACACAAACAATGGGCTAAATTGCGTAAGTATGTTTACTAACCCATCTCCAAATTTTCCAGCCGCTTTTAAAATACTATTAAATACTTTAATACCATCTGTATTCAATGTATTAAAAGCTTTATTTGTAGTATCAGAAACATTAATCCATGATTGAAACTTTTGCATTGAAAGTTCAATAGATCGACTAACATCTCTAATAAATGGCCGTAATTGATTTAATGCATTTGTCAAAATTTGTAAGCCACTTGACATTGCGTTAAAAATTGAATCTGAATTCATCGTTATAATACTTTGCCAAGTACGCTTTAATTCACTCAAACTATTAACATAAGCAATCGTCGCACTTGACGTCTGAATTAATCCCTGATTTAACATTGATATAGCGCTTTTAGCCATTGCCGCGAAACCAATGACACCAACACTAGCTAAACCAAATGCTCCCACTAGTCCTAATACGCCACCTCCGATTACTGCAATTGAATTTCCTAATAAAGCAATGATAGGAATAACACTTGCAACAATTGGGATTAACGATGTAAATGATGTCAATAGTGAACCACGAATTATATTGCCACCTATGGTTCCAAAAGTTTTAATCGAATGCGCTAATTTTTCCATCCGGTTATTAAATACATCTGTTCTTTGATTTAATCCATCTAATGCTTTACTTAATACATTTGTATCAACATCAGTTTTAACCTTAATCTTATTAGGAATACTTTTTAGCATTTTCTTGAAAATAACCACACGTGCAATACTAGCTGAAGTAGATACTTCTACTCTTGTCTTTACTTCTTTATCATTCAATTGATTTAATGTGTTTTTCACATTTGCAACTTTTGTTAAAAATAGTTTATCTGATAAATCAATAATGCCAGTTGATTTCATATGATTTAAACGACTCATTGCCCACTGCATACGTTGCAGTTTCACATTTGAATTACTATCTTTTACATCTATCATACTTTCAACTTTGGTTGAATTTAGTTTACTTAATGTAGCACTTACGCGTTTAAGTTTATATGTTACTGGTTTTGTGTCAGTATTGAGGCTAACTGTAGTATTTTTGTGCTCTAACTGATTTAATGAATGCTCAACATGTTTGATTTTTGATTGTAATTGTTTATCATTAGCTTTTAATTCAATATCTTTAATTTTAGATACTATCTTGTCAAATTTTTCAATTTTTTTAATTGCAGATTCTATCTCCGATTTAAATTTAGAAGTATTTGCTTTTAACGTTGTACTGACTGTATATCCATTGCTACCACTCATAATCCCAACTCCTAACGTTGTGCTTGCTGGTTAATTTCAGCTATAACTTTTAATAAAGCGTTTTGCTCTGGAGAAATGTCTTCAACTTCATGTTTAAATACAATCGATTTGTCTTGCAATAAACGTTTATAGTTATATTCATAATCTAAAATATCTTTAACTGATTTAAATCTATATACTTCTTTAGGTTTCTTTTCTGTACCAACATTTTTAGTTGTTGCAGCATCTCTAATAGCAAAAGCTAATTTATATAAATCATGTTCTTTTTTTAATACATCAAAACTTAATGCATACATACGATAATAAAATTCAGTTAATGTCATATTATTAATATCTGCTAAACGAGTTATTTTTAACTCACTCATGCACGTAATAACAATACGATCATAAGTCATTTTTTCGTCTGAATTTCTAATCACTTCATCTTCACTAGGTCTTGGGTTAAAGGTTTGTTTCCCAATTCTTCAATTAAAACTTTTCCAAACGCTTTAAATGAACCGTATGTTTCAACAACGCCTGTTAATATATGTTCCAATTCTTCTTCTTTTCTAGGATGTCCTTTTTGTCCTTTTGTACAAGCTTTAATAATTTTGGCAATCGCTAATACATTTCCTGATTGTAACTTTGGCAATAATGTTTCTAATCCTTCACCTAAGTTAATCTCACGCACTTCATAACCTAAAGCCCTATCGATTGCATTCAATTCTCCTAATCCAAATTTCAATTCTAAATCATATTTACCGTTTTTAATTGTTACCATTTTTACACCTTCCTATAAAAAATAAGCAGGCAAGCTGCCTGCTTATTTCTATTAATCAATATTAATGTGACTCAACTGCGATGTTACTCATTGAACTTGACGATGGAATTTCATCTGAAATCGGTTGTGGAATTGATTTCGTTGCTAATCCGTCATCAGCAAAATCATCTTTTGTCGTATTATGGAATCTATATCCTACTTGAGCTAATTTATCACTAACCTCTCTAGGGATTGAGGCAAAACCTCTTTGATATTTATCATGTACCGCAAATTCCACTTCATACTCTTCAATAGAGCCATTTTCACCTTTACGTTTAAATTTTTTGAAGCGGCCTTGATGATACTTTGCTTTATATTTACCACTATTTTCATTTTTACCTTCTACTTTACTTTCAATTTCCCATACTTCATAAGCAATCTTGTCACGGACTGCATCTTCAAATTCATCACATAATGGATCACTATAATTCGCCTTAGCCGTCGCAGATAGTGTATTTTCTAATGATCCTTCACTTGTATAACTACCATCCATTGTATCTTCAATATCAAAGTCGTTTTCAAGTTCATTTTCAAATTCAGTCATAAACATCATTTTGGTAGCATCTACTTTTTGACCACATTTTCTAAATAAATATATTCTATCTTTACTGTCTTTATACATGTCATTACCTCCTATAATATTTCAAATTCTACATTAACAATTGTATGAAGAAGCAATGTATCCGCAGAATTATCGTCAATCGTATTAATCAATAGTTCCTTTAATCTCACTTGATAGTTTTGAATTAGAATTGGTGAGGATAATAATCGTTCAACAAAAGCAATACAATTATCATGCTTTCCTAAATCATTTGATTCACTCCATATATGAATTGCTCCAGTAAGTACACCATGATAAGTTTGTAAGGTATAACTAGTTTTTGCAATTTTAAATTTATTAACAACAAAAAAAGGATATGTAATTTCGTCAGCGATGTCTTTTACATCTATCACGTCAATACCATATCCTTTTAACAATTCGAAAACTTTGTCATAAAGTAGTTGTGTTGGGGTATATTCATGTTTCATAATAACTCCTTAACTGTTTAACAATCTTTTAAAATCATCATTTACTTGTTTTTTAAGTGCTACATAGGTAGGGAAAATAAAAGGTTCTTTATTCATAAAGCGTGTGCCATATTCCAGGTAACCACTATAATGTGCATTTGATAGAATTTGATAATGTAACGGTGCAATCTTTTTCGCTTTAATTTGACGTGCTAAATTACCCGTCCAGTAGCCTTTAACGAAAGCATGTTGCGCATTTTTTATAGCTATCTCGACACCCTCATTAGCATTGTTTTTCAAGATAAAATCTACATCATCATCGATATCTTTATACATCTTTCTAAACTTTCGTAATAATTTATCTACACCAGAGACTTGCAATTAGACAAGCTCCTTGGCATATATTGATGTAGTATGAGCATAGCGCTTCAATTTGACTACTTTATAAAGTTTATCTGCTATTATTGCGTGCGTTGGTATATCAATTTCAATCATAGTCGGTAACCTAATGACATTTATATCTTTGGACACTTCCCCGAATTCCAATCTCACATTTTCTGCAGTTAATGCATTTACATTACATGCAAATGTACCTATTTCATCTTTTATGATTTCTTTTCGTTTCGTAGTTGGATTATATTTTGAATCAAATCTATGTAAAAGTGTGACCCTTTCTTTATAATTCATTAATAAAAATGTACAAATCCCTTTTTGTCATCTTTAAAATATAAATTATTTAACACACTTTTATATTCATCAAAATCATTTAATTCATAACTACTAGGACGACCATCCTGTGTTTCAGATGTCATACCTTCAGCACCTATACGGTTATACCTTTTTGTTGAAACTTCTACTACTATAAACTCAATTTCTTCTGGTATTGTATCTTCGATTGTAGGTAACATTGCTAATAATTCTTTTTCAACATTACTAATAATAACTTTTAATTGTTCATCTTGTTGCTCATCATCAATACCAATTCTTGTCTTAAATGTCTTCAAAAAATCCAATAGTAAAATTACTCCTTATTCACTAACATTTACAACACAGATTTCCTTTTGATCAGGTAAATCATTTGCATATACTTCTATTTCAGTAGTACCTGGACTATAAGCAATCAAAAACCCTTTTCCATTTACGCCAGCTATTTCCAAATTTTTCGTAGTATATGTCACACCTTGATTCGTCGCATTATAAGGTCTAATTTCAGGGTTAATTATCGTATAATCATTTACTTTTAGATTTATTTCATGTTGGTTAATAGTGAACGATTCAATCGGAACATAAGCAGTTCTAAACTCAGGTACATTTACTCTGCCATATTCAACATTGTCAATCTCCCACACAGCTTGAAGTGCACCCTCAGAATAATTTGTATCCGGTGTTAATCCCTGTACTTTAATATAAACATCATTGTTATGATCATTTTCGTTATCTAACGAAACTAGTTGTTGTGCTATCACTTCATTATCTTTATAAATTTTCAATATTGTGCTCATATATTACCCCTCTTGCTAATTATCTAAATATTAGGTCTACACCATCATAAAATGGTGACATACTAACAAATTGGGGCTTAGCTGGGTGTTTGACTTTCTGCTTTAATTTTAACTTTTACAACTGCATCTATATTTTCAGGGAATAATTTAACTGCTGACATCAATGTAGTTTCGGATGTTAAACGATTTGATTGAATATCATGTAACACACCGACAAAACCAGTTTCATCAACCGCAAAATTAAATGCGCGACTTAGTTCACCTTTTGGATTAGCATAACCAACATTTAAGTTTTCAGATACTGTCATCCAAATTTCCCCTTTAGGCACATCTGAAAGTTCAATCACCTTTACACCTACATAATTAGTTAATAATCCCATTCCGAATAATGAACCATTAGAAACAATTAATCCATTTGCGACATGTTCAGCAGAATCATCAGGATTCACAAATGCGATTGGCGTAAAGTCTTCTTCCAATACTGTGGATAACTTCGCACGACCTTTTGCTAAAGCTCCTTGTAAATTTTTCGCGTTCAATGCTTTTTTTCTACTATCATAATCAGTACCTGCGGCATTACCTAAAATTTGCGCAAAGTCATTTCTAATATCCTTTTGAACGTGACGTAATAATTCATTATCAGTTTTGTTTACAGCTATATCAAAACCATGTGATTGAATAGCTTCAGCTGTTGTTGATTTACGGTATTTACTAAATGTTAATTCAATTGTATTAACTAATTCTCGTGTAACTTTAGTTAACGGAATTTCATCACCTTCATCAACATTAGAAGTGCTCGCTTCTTGAACATTAAATTTGTACATTTTAATGTTTGTCCCAACATTCATTGGAATCTTGTTTGTTACACCTAATACTTCTAATAATTTATTGATATTATTTCCAAGTTTATTAGCAAAATCGATTGATTTTACTTGTCCTAAACTAGATGTGTTAGTTAAGTTATATTCAGATGTCATTTAAAATACCTCCTATAATTAAGTAAATAAATTTAAATTACTAGCAATAGCTTTTTGACGCTCAATATCATCTTTGATAGCCATAATTTGATTTTTGGTCATACCAGTTTGTTGCGTATTTATTGGCGATTTTTGTCTAAGTACACTTTCAACGTTCGCTTGAACCATTTCATTTAACAATCCAGTAAAAGCCTCTACATTTTTCTTCGTTTCTCCAGCATCCGAATCAACTAATAAATTGACTATTTGATCATCAAATTTTTCTAAACCAGCTTCTTTAAGCATTGAACGTGTCTCACTTTTCATTTGTGACAAAGCCTTTTCTGCCTTTAATTCTTCATTTTCCTTAATCAATTTTTCTAATTCATATTGATTTTTCTGATCACGATTCATTTTAGCTAACTTCTCAGCTTCTTGAACTGCATCTTTAATACGTTCATCTGATTTTTTGCGTTCTCTAGCTATACGCTCTTTAATCAATTGTGATACTTCTTCTTGAGAAAATGTTTTCTCATTCTGTTGTGATTGTTCATCACTGTTGTCTAGTTGCTCTTCGTTCTGAGTTACATCGGTAATATTACTTTCATTTTTTTCCATGAGATATACCTCCGTTTATAGTCTGTCGACTGATATTCCATACTTGCTTTTAAAATGTCATCAGCACGTTTTGGACAATAAAAAATAACCTTCACATTGGAAGGTTAAAAAATGTATAAAAATAGCACCACTTTCTCTTTATCTGTGTAGAAAGGATGCTATTCTGTAATTATTTGTATGTCTTTAATATCTGATTCATCAATAGAATAAAAACCTAAATCTGTTTCTAAATCCATGCAATAGTTACCAGAATCACTTTCTAACGGATTTTCAAAATCTATAACAAAACCTTTTAATTTTTCATCATTTTTTAGTGTAACTATAACATTTTTACGATATACATCTTTGATTAACATTTTACTTCTCCTTACTTACAAATGGTACTATATGAGAACCAGTTTTAGAATAATGTATTTTACCATATGCAGTATTAATATATTTTCCACCTGCATAAGCTTTTCCTATAGTTTTTTCGAAATTAATTATTTCCTTACGATTAAATCCAAATTTATCCACTAATATTTTGCCAGTCATTGAGTATTTCTTTAATAAATCATTTAATTCTTCTATAGAGAGTATTGTATAGCTAGGAAACCTCTCATCATTCTGCAATGCATAAATTTTATTTTTTAAATATAATTTATGACCTAAAGAATGTCTATTCTGTTTTTCAGGATTTATTTCTATTTTTATTTTACCACTTTCAATCATTTCTTTCATCTGGTTTTTAGCTTTTTCCTGTAATTTTGCTTCTTTTACTTCTACTTGAT